TGCAAGGACGGCTTCACCAATGTCCGCGTGCTTGAAGTTCTGGAAGGTGGGGGTGAATCTGAAGCGCCTCCAACCGGGCCTCCTGCTGCCGCCGGCAAGACTCCGGTAGCGAAGAAGAAGACCGCTGCAAGCAAGACGGCTTCGGGTCCTGGCAAGGCTGAGCTGATGGCCTTCGCACAGTCGTTTAGCCTGAAGGGGCTTGACGATAACATGGACAAGGATGCCTTGGTCGAGCTGATCAATCAGTTTGACTATCCCGCCAAGGACCTCGAACCGGCGGATAAGGAACTGCTCAAGGCGATTGCCTGAGCGGTGGTAGTATAATCCTGGGTGGCTGCGATGGGCGCGGGAACGCCCGGTAAGGTTTGGATAAGCCGGTATCGAATCCGGCCAGCCACCACTTTTTTTTCAATCAGGAGGAAGTCGTTATGTTATTCGGAGTAAAGTACACGGAGGAAGTGATAGCAATCTTCAAACATGAGACTGACCAGCAGATTTTCTTGGATGCGGTCAGGGAGGCTCATGATGATTGCGCGGACGATCTGCAACCTACTCGACGAAAGTCAGAAGACACTCCCTGGAGGTAAAGAGCGATTCTACGGCACTCAAGGCTCTGGAGGCTATATGAGAGCCCTGGACCGGTAGAAAGCGCTCCAGGAGGCGGAAAACAGGGGTATTTCGGAGAATACGAGCATAAGGAGAGCGCTTGATCCATGACTTGATGTGGATAGTCACCGGGGCAAGCCTTATCGGCACGGTCGCGAATGTCTACAAGAAGACCTGGTGCTTCTGGGTTTGGATTCCGACCAACGTGCTGTGGGTGATATATGATATCTGGATCGGGGCAGATGCGCAAGGGGCTTTGATGGCCACGTATGTCGTGCTTGCGATCCTTGGGTGGTGTGAGTGGAGAAAAGGAGAAGAGGAATGTTGAAGTTTACTGACGAGCCTTATGGAACTGCGCCGGATGGTTCTACACTTGGGACAGAGTATCGTCTTGAGTATGTTGGTACGACTGCAATGAAGAACGAGGAGAACAATCTTACGCAAGCGAAAATCAGTCTGCTCATTATGGCGAAGAATCAGATCGAAAAAGAACTCGCCAGCATGCGCTTCGCAGAAGCAGAGGCCGAGGATGCTCCAGTAGGTGATGAGCTGGAGCCGGAGACGCAGACCAATGGAGAGGCTATTGATCTGCCTGTTGCAACTACCGAACACTTGTCCGATGAAGGGTAGTCTCGCTTACGACACCGAGACCAACGGCTTATCTGTCCATCAAGGACATCGAATGTTTGCTTTTTCTTATGGGGACGCGGGCGGAAATATCGATGTCCATCGGCTTGACAAGGAGCCGCGTAGGTCTCTGAAGTCGATCCGGGTTCTCAAGGATATCTGGGGGCAGAACAAGCGAGACGTTCCGAAGATCATGCACAATGCAAAATTCGACTTGCATTTTACCCAAGCCCTGTTGGAGACGGACCTGCTCGACCACGAGATTCACGACACCATGATCATGAGCAATCTACTTCAGAGCGCTATGCCTTCCCACGCGCTGAAGGACTTGGCCTATTGGCTGGCGAGTGTCCCGAAAGATGACGAGGATGAGATCAAAGCATTCCTGAAGGGCGGACGGATCGATTACTCGATCGTCCCCGAACATCTGATGGACACGTACCAGCGCCGGGATATCGAACGAACGATGCTGCTTTACCTTTTCTTCTATCCTAAGATCAAGGAACGCCCCAAGCTTCTTGAACTCTACAACATGGAGATGAAGCTGATCAAGACTACTTGCCGGATGGAAGACCGGGGACTCATGGTTGACTTGAAAGCATGTGACCAGGTGATTGCTGAGCTGGAAGCTGGAGCAGAAGAAGCAATGGATGGGATCGCAGTGATTGCCGGGGAGCGGATCAATGTCAACAGTCCAACAAAACTCCAGTGGCTTCTCTTCGATAAGTGCAAGCTCCCTATCGTTGGTAAGACTAAGAAATCCCGACAGCCTTCTACTGACAAGTCAGCGATGGCTCTTCTGCGAGACACTTGTGAGCATCCAGTTCTGGACCTGGTGCTCAAGTACCGTTCTTGGTATCGGGGTGTAGGGATGATCAATTCCTACAAGGAGCATGCTGGGAGTGACTGCATCATTCACCCGAACCTTCGGACCTGTGGCGCTCGAACCGGGAGACAGTCATGCTCCGATCCGAACTTGCATAACATCGAGAAGTCGGGAACGCTGTTGAATCCGTTCCCCGTTCCGGCCAGAAGATGCTTCCGCCCTCGACCAGGGTATGTCAACTTTCACATTGACTACTCTGGAATTGAGTTCCGCTTGCTCGCCCACTTCGCAGAAGATTTTAGAGTCATCAAAGCGATAAAGAATGGACTTGACCCCCATGTTCGGGCGGCAGAGATATTCTACCGGGAGAAGTTCATCGGGGAGAAGAGCAAGAAGAAGCGGGACGCCATGCGGGGAGCTGCTAAAAATACCAACTACGCAATCTGCTATGCTGCAGGGATGACGAAGATGGCGAAGGTTCTGGGAGTCTTCTACGATGCAGAGTTCAAGCGGCGGTTCGGGGCATACAAGATGGAGTTTCCGATGCTGGTTGGACTGAGTCCCAAGCTCGCCAGGATTGCGAAGGAGGTCGGGTATGTCGATACCCATGCCGGTCGGAGGATTCATGTTCCTAAGGATAAGAGCTATGTCGCGACCAACTGGATCGTCCAAGGTTCCGCTGCCGATATTATGAAGGAAGCGGAAGTTCGGGTCGATAAGTACTTGCAAGAAACGACCGGGGATGAAGTACGAATAATTCTCTCGATACATGATGAACTGATCCTTGAGTATCCGATCAAGAGGATGAAGGAAGCGAAAGGAGTCATGCGAAGAGTCGCCAACGAGATGACGCGGGACTTCGGATATCTGATCCCGCTTGAAGTTGATGTCGGGATCGTGAAAAAGAACTGGGAGGAGAAGAAGGAGTTCAAGCTGTGAAGACTTACGAATTTAAGTGTTCCGAGTGTGGGAAGCGACATCTGCGACCAAAGCCATCGAAGTATATTATCTGTAATTGCGGCCATCGAGCTGCCCGCCAGTTCAAGTTCAATAGCAGAGTTCCGCATCCGGTATCGGATGCCAGGAGAGGGAGAGGTAGAGGATGAAAGAGAAGACACAGAAGCGGACGATGTGGGCGGCGAGGGATAACGATAACGAATTACTGATTACTTGTTTGTATTCTGCCAAGCCGGTGTGGAAGACCGCCCATAACTTTTGGATTGGAGAGATTGCGCCCTATGAAGAGATGGCTCTTGATCACAACAGAGAGCGCAATCACTATGGACTCGAACCGGGAGAGTGCAAGAAGTTGGTAGTGGAGTTGACGATCCGGGAGGCGGAATGACCAGCGACCTGCAAAAACACGAGCAGCATGGCAAGTGTTTGGCAACTCACTCGTGATATTCCTGGGGATAGATGTCCCACCACGAGTGCGTTGAAAGCATCACCTGGGAGTATGTATGCCAATTACAAAAGAACTACGCAGGATCAAGGGCTTCATAGAACACGGCGTTCGATTTCCAGCGGGAGTGGAGAACGAAGAGCAGGCAGTAGGTGACTGCCCGTGGTGTGGTAAGAAAAAGTTCTTCGTCAATACTGAGAATCGACTGTGGGATTGTAAGGCTTGTGGTAAATCGGGGAATTTTGAAAAGTTCCTTGCCTTGGTTTGTAAGAATGCAGAGCAGTCCTTTGGGCGAACTGAGAAGATGAGCCTCTTCAGAGATCGCGGCCTGATGCCAAACACCTTCGAAGCATGGGGAGTCGGATGGTCTGGAGAGTTCTATACGATTCCGATGATCGGGAACCCAACCGGACAGACTACTGATATCCATCGCTACTTCCAGGACCGTCACACCGCGCTCAGTACTACTGGAGCACATCTCTCGATGTTCCACGCGAAGGAACTGTTCAATAGTCAACAGGTCTGGCTTTGCGAAGGAGAATGGGACGCGATGGCTCTCTGGGAGTGCCTTCGCTCTCTGGGGGTAAAAGAGGATGTCTGGGCTCTTCCAGGAGCATCGTCAAGCACTATCAAGTCAGCCGAGACATTCCGCGGTAAGCAGGTTATGATCGTCTTCGACTCTGACCCACCAGGAGAACGGGGTATGATCAAAGCCGGGAAGCTCATCTCTGCGGCAGGAGGTGAGGTCAAGTATTTGAAGTGGCCGGAAGGGGTACCGGTCGGATATGACATCCGGGAGTTCTGGGTGTCCGGAGTTGAACAAAATGCTACGGAGATGAAAGAGAAGATTGACAGTTGGTTAGTTGATACTCTGGAAGACAACAAGCCAAAGGTCGAGCCGAAGTTCAAGCTGACCGGACCGGGAATGTCTGCTAAGAAAGTTCGGAAGGCTTTCCGCAAGTGGCTTCATCTCCCTAACACTGATGCTTTAGACGTAATGTTCGGAACGGTACTTGCGAATCGATTGCCGGGAGATCCGCTCTGGATGTTCTTGGTCTCACCTCCAGGTGGAAGCAAGAGTGAACTATTGATGAGCTTGGTTCGCGCTCCCCTTATTCATTCGACTACCAGCTTGACTCCACAGGCGTTGGTGAGTGGCGCAAGCTTTGGAGGAGGAGACCCATCCCTGATTCCCCGGCTCGACGGAAAGGTCCTGGTGGTCAAGGACTTCACCACCATCATGTCGATGAATCCGCTGGCCAGAGATGAGATATTCGGCATTCTACGAGACGCGTACGACGGAAGGATTGAGAAAGAGTTCGGGAACGGGATTCGTCGCAAGTTCGTGAGCAGCTTCGGAGTGCTCGCGGGGGTAACGAGCATCATCGAGATGTTCTCACAGATGAACAGCGCCCTGGGTGAGCGATTTCTGAAGTATCGGATCAAGCACCCAGGGACCGAGAACTTATCCACTGAGGTAGTCTGGCAGGCATTGAAAAATGTCGCGAAGGAGAACGTCATGCGCGACGACCTGCAGGAGATCGGACTGGCTGTGCTTGATCGGGCGGTGAACGGGCCTCCGATAGTCTCTGACGAGATTATTAAAAAGTTCATCGGCTTGGCCCAGTGGATCGCGATGATGCGCGGGGTGGTAAGTCGGGAGCGATATACCGGTCAGGTAAACTTCAAGCCGATGACCGAGATCGGAACCCGCCTTGCTAAGCAGTTCTGCAAGCTGGCGATGGGGATTGCGATGTTCCGGGATGAAGCGGAGGTCACCGGGGATGTTTACAAGATCGTCCGGGACTGCGCCGCTTCAACCGCTCCGGATCGGATCGAGGAAGTGGTGAAGCAGATGTATGTTTATAGTCCGGAGGAGTATGCGACTTCGAAAACGATCTCCGAGTGGTCGAAGTTCCCGGTGGACTCAGTTCGATATTGGTTGGAGGACATGACCTTGTTGAAGATGGTCAAGCTCAACAAGCACCAGCAGACCAAGCAGTACATGCTGACCCCCAAGCTCTTGAAGATACTGGAGAAGCTTGAGCTGTATGAGGAAGAGAGGGCTTGGCATGATGCGCGACTGGGATGAATGTCAGAGAATCATTGAAGCCCTGGCCTGGAACTATGACTGGGTGGCTCGTAGGATTCGATCCATCGATCACGAAGACCTGATTCAGATTGGCGAGGAAGCCTACCTCCTGGCCATCGTAGCGTTCGATCCTACGCGCGGGATGCAGTTCAAGAATTATGTTTTCTTCCGAGTCCGGAATGCAATGGTGGACGAGGTCCATCGGCAAATGCGGTATCGCGTGGAAGTTCCCTTCAGTGAGGAGGACGAGGACGGAGAGCCAGTTGAATGTAAGGAGACAGTCTACGAAGAGCAAGGCTTCAAGAAGGTCGATGACAAGGACGAGATGGAGCACCTGATCAAGTTGGCCGACCTGAAGGAGAACGAACTGAAGCTGGTTCGATATTGCCTTGCGGGAGTGAGTCAGGTACTCGCCTCCGCAGAAGAGGGGATGTCGACTGTCTGGGCGAATATACTTATGCAGAAGGCAAAGGAGAAGATGCGTGGAGTGCGAACTGAAACTTAGTGCGGTGGAAGACTCCGTTCATGTCGGGGTCTTTCTTCCTGAAGGTGAGAAACTGATGTTCAGCCTGATACTTAGGGAAGAGGACTTCAAGAAAGACAGTATGCTAATGGTAGCGTACAAGCCGATAGTCGAACCACTGAGAAGGGAGTTTGAGAAATGCCGGAAGAAGAAAAAGGTAGCGGTGAAGAAGAAGAAAGTGGCAGTGAGGAAGAGGTGAGGTTACTCCTCTGCAATACTTGCTCTAACCTGGGGACATCTTGCAAGGGGTCTGTAGGAGTTGGCAGTGTTTTGCCTTCTTACGTAACTCAAGTTGCGGTTCTTCGATGCGATGCGTATAAGAAAACCGTCCCGCCAAAAGAGGAGCCGGTGGTATGCGAGCAGTGTGGGAAAAATATCCCTGTTGATAAGGCATACTTCGCTCATCCGACCGACGAAGAGGCGCAGCTTTGCAGTGAGAGGTGCTTCCAATTATCAATGGGTGGAGAAGCCGAGAATCGAATGTTAATCGCCGATATTCAGGTGGTCTTGCTTCGGCTCGGTGCTGTGCTTGACCTTCAGCCTGGACTTGGCATTCGCTTTCCAGCGATGCAAAAGGTCCTTGCAGAATATGCAGAACTGCTTCACCCAGAAAACGGTAACTCGACCGAACCCGCCGAAGGATAAGGAGTTATGGCTTTTCAGTCTATAGGTACGTATGGGGAAAAACAAAATCCCCATGCATAAGGGGATAGTATGCGTCTATTTCCTTTTATCTATACTTACTTATGGGGATTTTTCTATTTATCCTTATACTATCCTCTATAAGATGGGGATTTTGCTAATGAGAGAAAAGTATATTATCAAGAAACTCAGTGGAGATGCGGTGCTTGGTATCCGGTGGGATGTGAAGAAGCAGGAGTTGTTGATCGGTGGTCCGGCTCGCTTTGTGGGTGAGCTGGAAGACTTGGAGGTAGTCTTCGAAGTGGTATCCACTCTGGAGTCGGTGCAGCGCGGAAGCCGGTTCGAGAATCGATACCTCGTGACTGCCGAGAACTGGGAAGAAGGATTGGAGAGACTGGAATGGACGAAGAAGCGGGTGATGTCATTCAGGAGGTTGATGCAATAGAGGCAAAGGTTGCGGCGATCGCGGAGTGGGCGCTTCGGTTTGATAGTGAAACAGAAGACAGGGATGTCTTTCTGGAGATGGTCAAGGCTGATCAGGTTCTGCGGGATATTCTGGAAGGAAAGCCGGTTGTCTTTCGAGATGAGGTCGAGGAAGAAATCAATACCGTGAGCGGGAAGCTGAACTGTCCGGAGTGTCATCTGGAAGGAGTGGTAGAGCTTTCGCGGGTTGGTAACGTCTGGGTTTTCGTTTGTGAGCGATGCAGGACGACTGATAAGGTCTTCGGTGCTATCAGCGAAGAGAGGGCACGAGCAGCATGGAAAAAACTGGAAGCCATGAAGAAAGGATGATGGAGCCATGTCGAGGTTGCGGGAGAATGCTAATGCCAAGCTGGAACAACTGTCCAGTTTGCGGGAGGAAAAGGAAGCGCGTCGTCTCGAAGAAAACGAGAAAAGGAGGAAAATCCTTGACGCAGGTGAAGCGTTCTGGGAAGAGCAAGAAGAAATCTCGTGGTTAGTTTGGGAAGTAGAAAGAAGGGTGAAGTATACATGAAGATCAATCTGCGCGGAGCTGATAGAATGGGTGAGTGGATGAGGGCGGTATCAGAGTTAATTGAACGAATATCCTTACCTTACTGTCGTTGTTGTTTTATTCATGGAAAGGAAGAGAAGATGATCGAAAGACCAATGAGGAAAGTGGAAGTGGAAGTAGTAATCCCGAACGGCTACGAGCCGATGGAGTACGGGCAGCGAATCAATGCGCTCTGTAAGTATTGGGATTACATAGCCGAGGACTGGAGAGTTAGTCCTGTGTCAATGGGAATGATATACTCTTCTTCGTTCAACTACTACATCCGGAAGATATACCCGGTCAAGACATCCTATCCAGGCAAACCGATCAATGGCGTAGCTGCTGGTGACTTCTACCGGATTCTTGATGAGCCGGTTGCGCCGGATGGCTATGAGGTGATCGTGGTAGCTCAGCAGCATTACGACGCCAGAGTTCCAGAAGGAGCGAAGCTCTGGATTGCTGGAGCCTGGGCAGATTCCACTTGTATCGGGCAGAGATTTCCGAAGGGTGAAAGGTACTATGCCATTCCGATTGTGCCAGCGATGCCGATTGCTCCTCCTGGATTTAAGTTGATTGATCCGAAGGAGACGCGAAGGTCTGATATAATTCCGGAGGGGTCAAAGGTCTGGTCTTCTATTGAGCAGAACTGGACTCATACTATCTATGTAGGGCAGAGCTATCGTTCGTGTGAGCTGGTCTACGCGATTCCGCTGAAAGAGATTCCAGTTGCTCCTGAAGGATATCATCTGATCGCATCGATTGAGCAGCCCGTTGGTATGATGATTCCTCGCGGGACGAAAGTCTGGCTTCCACATATTAGGAAGTGGATAGGTTCTTCGTTTGTCGGAAGACGCTATGACCGGACTGAAGAAGCGTACTACGCCCTTCCCAACAATCCGGACAGCCTGGAGAAGTTGGTGCGGGATATGCTGAGGCATAATGTGCCTCACTTCGTCGAGCGAGCACGGGCGATACTGGGAGACTGACATGCTACTGAGCAAGAGCAATCTACAAGTAGTCAAGGTCGCGAGCAGGGAGCCAGTGAAGAAAGGCCTGAACGGTGTACGGATAGAGCCGGACGGATCAACCGTGGGCGGAAATGGTAAAGTGTTCATGGCGGTCAGCCCGGTCGATGAGGTGAAGGTAGGGAAGGTCTTCCCGGAAGTCGGGGAGAGGGTAGGAGTGGGAGACCTGGGAGTGGTAGCTCCGGTGGACCTGATTCAGGATGTGATCAAGATCATTCCCAAGGATCGGCGGGTGGTTCTGCAGCATGCGGCCCTGACCAAGGATAGGGTCGATCCGGATAAGCTGGAGTTCACAACTACGGATACCCGGAAGGCAAAGCGGGTCAGTCAGTTCCCCAAGCCGGATCGATATCAGGACTGGAAGGCAGTAGCGAAGACGGTACGAGGTGATGGACAGGGATTTCGGATGTGCGTGAATCGGAAGGACCTGATGAACCTACTCGATGCGATGGAAGCAGCCTGTCCGGATAAAGGTGGGCAAAATCAGATATTCATCGAGGCCGGTACGGGAGTGAATGGTCTTTTGTTTCGCAGTGAGAACTATGAGAATGGACAACGGGCGATGGGGATGATGACCGGCTATAAGGTCGGGGAGTATTGGATGGAGTTAAGCGAGTGGGAAGAAGGAGTTCTTTTGAAAGAGCGGCCCGTTGCTAAGAAGGTCGCGGGGAGGAGGAAGAAGTGAATTGGCTGAAGAATGCCATCGAGACGTCGCGGAAAGAAATTGACAGGATGTTACTTTTTGGACTTGAAAGGAAGGACATGATCAAGAGACCAACGACGACGCGGGAAGAGGTAGTTCCTTTTCTTGAAGGATATGTGCCAGCGTTACGAGGGGAGAAGGTCCGGAGTGATTGGCGGTACTATGAAAATTCCTGGGACTGGATTCCCTTCGAAGATTCGGTAGGGAAGATATGGAACGGCAAGACATCCGGTAGCACCGAAGTCTTCGCCATCAGACCCGACTACCCCGATTCAGGGAAGGCCATCGAGACGTCGCGGAAAGAAATTGACAGGATGTTACTTTTTGGACTTGAAAGGAAGGACATGATCAAGAGACCAACGACGACGCGGGAAGAGGTAGTTCCTTTTCTTGAAGGATATGTGCCAGCGTTACGAGGGGAGAAGGTCCGGAGTGATTGGCGGTACTATGAAAATTCCTGGGACTGGATTCCCTTCGAAGATTCGGTAGGGAAGATATGGAACGGCAAGACATCCGGTAGCACCGAAGTCTTCGCCATCAGACCCGACTACCCCGATTCAGGGAAGGCCATCGAGACGTCGCGGAAAGAAATTGACAGGATGTTACTTTTTGGACTTGAAAGGAAGGACATGATCAAGAGACCAACGACGACGCGGGAAGAGGTAGTGAAGCGACTGGACGGTTCGTTCTTGCGGAGGTGGAGTGATGACGAGTAGGACGAAAGACAATCTACTGATGGGGTTCCTGGCCATGTTAATCCTGATCGGATATCTGTGGAACTGTTATCTGCTCAGAGAGAACTTGCGTCTGGAGATTGAGCTGAAGAATGCGCCACGAGTGGTGGTGTACGAATCGTTGAAGGAATGGAGGATGAAGAGAGATGGAGGCGTTAAAAGAGATGGGTGAGTTTACTGGGATAATGGAGGAAATGGAAATAGTTTACGGAAAATTACGGACTGAGCTTGAGCTGCGAGAGCATTGCATGAAGAACATGAAGATGCTTGTCCTTCCGGTGGATGGGGAGCTGCTGATCGATCTCGATAGTAAGGATATCAAGACGTTCAGGTTTGATATCCTGAAGATGCTGGTTTGCATTCTCAATGTAACTCACCGGACATGCTGGAGATCGCAGAGTAAGCGATGGCATATCTCGATCAGGACTTCCATCAAGGATATGTCACCAGAGCTTCGTTCTACCTTACAGGGCGCACTGGGAAGTGATCCACAGAGAGAAGTACTTGCCATGCGTTCAGTGATTGAGGGGAAGGGAGTTCCGTCTTGTCTGTTCCGACCGGTCGGGGCAGAAGTGTTTCCGCTGTCGGATAAGCTTTAGTTTTCACGTGCCGGTTCAAGATAACTTTATCATAGAGGGGTTTGATAATTGAGAGAGATGGTCGGAGAGAGAAGTGCCCAAGAAAAAACCAGCAGTAGTTCATGTAGGTAAAAAGTCAAGTGGCAAGGGATTACCTGATCGCTTGAAGCAGTACCAATTCAAGAAGGGCAATATCGCCAACCCCAAAGGCCGACCCAAAGGTGCGAAGAGTATCAGCTCTTCAATGAGGCAGCTGCTTCATGAGCCTGCCGAGCTGGTTCCAGAGGTCAAGACGAAAGCAGAAGAGCTTGGTCTCGATCCGAAGAAGACTACAATCGGTGGAGTGCTCTCCGCAGTAATGGCAGTCGAAGCAATCAACGGGAGTAGCGCTTACATGAAGGAACTGATGGAGCGGATCGAGGGCAAGGTGATTGACAGAGTAGCTCACATGGCGGTGGACCGACTGAGCGGACTGACCGAGGATGAGCTGCAGAAGATAGTTGACGAGGGAGGAGATGAAAGTGAGTAAGAACGACTCGGGAATCAATGCCGACGCGATTGAGCAGTACGAGCACTTTAGCAGGAAGGTGTTTGCTCGCACGGTGTTGAAAGGACTGGGATCGAAGTACTGCCTTTGTACCCGATGCAGTCGTTTGAATTTAGCAGATCGAACGAAGAACTGTCCGACAGCAGAGAAGTTATTTACCTTGGCGCTTGATCATGCAGTAGTCGTTGCAGTCTGGGAGTGTCCTGACTTTATACGAGGCGGAAGGAAAGACTGATGCGAGTAGTCAGGATATCTCTTATCTTCAAAAACAAAGACTGGTGTGGTCGTCTCGAGTGGTGGGCTGAACTTGAAACGGATGCCGGGGTATGTATGCAAGCACCAGGCAGTAAAGGATTTTGGGGAGCTATACGAGCACTCATAAATCTCTGGGGACTCTATCGTGCCAACAGCTAAAGAAGCACAGATCGAACTCGCCCTTCGAGCGACCAAGAAATCCTTTGGTTCGTTCTTCCGGGCATATCCTCCAGGGGATGATTACAAGTACGGCCGGCATACTGTCGGGCTAATTCACCAGGCACAAAAGACTTCCACCTCTCTCCGGGCAGGCAGATGCAGGTATATTTGCGTCTGCCTGCCACCTCGTCATGGTAAAAGTGACATCATCAGCAGACGCTTTCCCGTATGGTATCTAATCGGTAGTCCTGACGACGAGGTAATCCTGGCCAGTTACAACCACCAGCTCGCCACGGATATGTCTTTTGTCTGCCGTGATCTATTCTCCGAACTCGCCCCGCTTTATGGTCTCTCTATTCATGGCGCTCGTCATGCCACCGACCGCTGGTATATCGCTGACCACAAGGGAGCGATGTATGCGGCCGGTCTCGGCGGCACTATCACCGGACGGGGCGCTCATCTCATGGTCATCGACGATTACCTGAAGAACAGAGAAGATGCTGAGTCAAAGCTGATGCGTGACAAGGGATGGGATTCCTTTGAGAGCGATCTAATGACCCGTCTTGCCCCGGTGCATGCTGTAATGATAGTAGCTAACCGATGGCATGACGATGACCTGGTGGGGCGAATCAAGAAGAAGAACACTCCTAACGACCGTTCCTACGATCCTGACTTCCCCATCTTCGAGATGATTGAATACCCGGCCTGGACTAAGAAAGGCGGCTGGCTCTTCCCGGAGCGCTTCAGCGATCAGTGGTATCGGTCAACCAGGGCGATGATGGGAGCGTATGCATGGCAAGCCCAAGGGTTGCAGAACCCGACCCCCAGAGTAGGGGCCATCTTCGATTCATCAAGGGTCGAGATTGTTGACGAGATGCCGGAAGACCTGCCCTGGATTCGTGGGTGGGACTTAGCAAGTAGTGAGAAAGAGCGGATGAAAGAGGACCCCGACTTCTCAGTGGGGGCAAAGGTAGCCTGGAACGGAGACTCCCTTTACGTCGACGATATCATACGCGGGCAATGGGAAGCGCCTGAACGCAATCGGAAGATCGTCCAGACTGCAAAGCGGGATGGCCGGGATATCGTGGTCAAGGTTGAAGTGGTGGCTGGCTATAAGGACGCCTACACCACGCTCAAGGGAATACTCAAGGGGAAGTCGATTGTTAGACAGGTGACGGTGAGCAGGGACCTGGTATCGAGAGCGAGCTGCTTGGAGCCGTCATTCGATGCGGGGAAAATCTTCATCAAGCGAGGTCCCTGGAACCAGGATTTCTTGACTGAGTTCGGATCATTCACCGGCTCGGGTTCAGCACATGATGATCAGGTGGCCGCTGTCGTAACGGCTATTAAGGATGAGATTGATCGAGGCGGACGGATAATCGCGCAAAGGATATAATAAATGGATAAGACGGCGGGAGTTATTGCAAGGTTCAAGAGAGCTACGGATGCCGTAGATAACCCGATTGCGTCATGGGTAGTGATGCTGATCGTGCGGCTGTTGTATGCCCTCTATCTCGTCTTGCGCATCCCTATGGATGTGCTTCACTGTCTCTGGAAGGTGATTCGTTATGGTAAGTAGCTTATGGGATAAGTTAGGGATGGCTCCGGTAAAGAAGGATGCGCTCAAGCCGGAAGACTTTACATACTACTTCAAGGAACAGGGCATTGACCCGAGCGGCCTTTGGACCATGCCCGATTCTCTGGGGCTTGAGAAGCTGGCGGTAGCTAATGCAGTAACCTTTGCCTGCATCGAGAAGATTCGCGTCGCATTCCTTGAAGCAAACTTGCGCATCGGGCGATACGTTGATGAGAAATGGGAGGACGTCAAGATCCCTGCAATCTGGGACTTGCTCTCTGCCCCGAACCCTGACCAGTCCCCGCTTGACTTTTGGACTTACTGGATCAGTCATATCTTCGCGACTGGCAAGAGCTTCATCTGGAAGTGGCGAACGACAGGAAATGCTTTGGTTGAGATGTGGCCAATACCGACCAGCTGGGTTACCGTTCTCCCCGCAGGGAAGCTCGACCCGAACTCCAAGGTCAGGACGATCGCCGGGTATAAGCTGGTGCCGGACAAGAATGACGTATCAAACCCCGCGTTGGTTGTTCCACTCGATATGGTCTTTTCCAAGTTTAGTCACCCTTCAAACTTCACTGAAGGAAGCGGTCCGATGCAAGCAGCGTATCGAGATGTGGACAACGACGGAGACCGACAAGAATATACCAAGGAGATGTTCAAGAACGTCGAGGTCCCCGGTGCTATCATTACCACTGAAGAGGAAATAAGTCCCAAGGAGCTAAACCAAATTAAGGCTCAGACGCAGGACAAAATTGGAGGAAACAAGCGGTTCAGTTCCCTGGTCTTGAGTGGCAAGGGGATGAAGTTTGATATCCCGACTCCGATGAGCGACTTCGATTTCCCCGGAATGGCATCCTTGGGTGAGACCAGGATATGTGCCACGTTTGGGGTGCATCCGTTGATCCTTGGTCTGCGCAGCGGTCTGGAGACGAGTAGCCTGGGTGGTCCTCAGTTCGAGGCGGCTGAGAAGATAATGTACCGGGGAACTATGACCGGTCTCTGGACAGTGGCAGGATACACACTTACCAAGGGACTGCTTAGAGATGAGGGAGAGACTGATCTGGAGGTACGCTTTGACTCTTCCGAAGTCCGGGCGCTTCAGGCTGACCAGAGCGAATCAGCCAAGCGTGCCGAGACGCTATACAAGGGATCGCTGGCCACAGAGAAGGAAGCACGAGAGATTGCGGGCTTGACAGTCGACCCCGATGCTAAGGACTTTAAGCTCATCCCGACCAACATGGAACGGGTGAGTGTAGAGGAAGCGCAGAATGGGTTGACCTTGGATGGCGCAGCTCGCCGCAATATAGATCAAGAGAAGCGGGACGAGAATCCGGACGACTTGGAAGATGAGGAGAATGAGGAAGAGGGGTAGACATGATTATCTACATGCTAAGCTTCATCGCTATCGGGTATCTCCTGCGAGGGATTGTTGATACCTCGTTTTGGTCCCGGTGAGGAACCTGTATGCCAGTTAAAGTAGACGAGGACATGAGGCGGGTTAACAAGCGGAACATCCGTGCAGACGGATGGCTCGGTAAACTTCATCGCCTCCTCGTCCCCATCTACACCCGGCAGAAGTTGGAAGCTGCCGAACGAGTCATGGCAGGGCTCACCCCGATTCCCTATGATGCCGACTGGCGATGGTCTCAGCAGTTTGCTAGAGCATTGCGTGGTCCGGTTTTTGCAATGATGATCGATGGCTACCAACTTGCGATGACTCAGCTTGTTCATCTCCGGAGTAAGCAGTTCCGGGATGATGAGTCGTTCATCCTGGCCAATCAGCATACCGATGTGGACAACTGGTTGAGCGAGACCGGAACCGGCCTGACCAAGACTCATGCCGGGAAGATCAATCAGATATTCAAGGATGGCGGTACAGACTCTCCCCAGAAGATCACCCGGACCATTCGTGCTCAGACTGGAATGACTCAGAAGGATGCGAAGCGAGTAGCCAGGACAACAAGTATCTGGGCGTACAACGAAGGCGAGATCATTGCCTACAAGCGAGAGGGAATCACGATTGTCCAGTGGATAGCAACCGAGGACGATCTGACCTGCGACTTCTGCCGACCCCTGGACCGGCAATACTTCCGAGTCGGTGAACCTATCATCGAGGAAGACCAGACTGCCTT